TACTAGCGCTTGAGATCTACTAGGATTATCGTTTGAAATTGCTTCGAATGCAAATTTAATGATATCTTTATTTTCTGTAGCATTGTCCCATGGTGATGTGCTATTATTAAAAAATTTTGCTGCTGAAGCATTTAATTTATCAACACCATTTAAATTGCCTTTTAAAAATTTTACTATGTATCCAGGATTTCCCGTATTTAATTTATTCTCTATGCTATCTGTGGTGTAATTCCAAGCTCTTGATTTTTGTGCTGTATTAGTCACATCCAATCTAAAGTCAGAAATAACAGGAACTCCAAATTTTGTAGCTTTTCTATTCGGATCCATTAATTTATCGTAAGTCAATGTAAATTGATTCGATAATTTTGTAGAATCAACAAATCTTCTAATGACTGTTTTTCCGGTACCGTATGTAGAACCAGGCCCTTGTAAGTAATCGAATAAAATATTTCTATTTAAAGAGAAGCCTAAATCGTTGTATAAAGTTACATCTGCTAGTGCTGAATTTCTTAAAGTGGAAGCCATTTTAGTTTTGTAAAAAGCCACCAATCTATTCGTCTTTCCGTTATTGCTTGGTAGTGCTTGTGCTCCTACAGTATCTGCGTAGAATTTTTGTTCTGGTTGGAATGCATTTAATCCCGCTCTATTTCCATGAGTGCCTGTACCCGCTGTTGCCACAGAATACAAAGTATTTGCGCCGGTTGAGTTATATACCCACGTATTTGGAACAGTGCCAGTATAAATCTGGTCAGCTAGGTTATCTCTTGTTTGATAAGTATATTGAGTCTCTATTCTTGGATTAGACTTCTGTAATAAGACCTGCTTTGTTAAGAACGCTTTACCTCTTGGATCGTCTTTTAAAAATTTAGAAATTCTTAGTGCGTCTACTTGTGCTGCCGGACTCAAGTATTGTTGACCTGTAATTGATGCAGCAGAACCGCCTCTTATAGGAAAATCCAAAGAGGTTCTGTTTGTATTGTAGTAGTCTCTAATAGACTGCGCAACGTTTTGATCGTCGATGGGAAATTTAACATAAGGTTGATCTGAACTTCCACCACCCGGTCTGTCCATTCCGTACTTTAATGTTTTAAAGTCGGTTTTTATTTCAAATAGCTCTTTCTGTCTTATGTTTCTTACTGGCATGGTTTCTTTTATGTAAATAGATTGCCTCTATCGAATTTTGAATATTGATTATTTTCGAAACTATTCAATATTAAAGCGCCGACTTTAGTATCTCCCAAGAAAATTGGAGCCGCAGCGATTTGTATCTTATCATTTGTTCCGCCTTTTCTATTCATCTGCTCTAGCAATTCGTTTGTTCTTTTTGTGTTTTCTCCCATTTCCTTAACGTACTGAGCTGAATTCATGCCAAAATAAAATTCTCCTTTATCTATCACAGCGTTTCCTGATTCTTGAACCATTCCTCCGTCTGCAGCTTTTGGTTTTGATAGCTTTCCTAAATTACTACTTCTAATAGTAGCGCCAAAATCTTTTAATTGATCTCCATAATCTTCTCTAATTTCGTTTTCTCCAAATAGGAATATATTTGCTATTTTGGAAAATGCGTTAACCATAGATCCAGCCACTTCTAATACTTGAGCAAAGAAATTTTTAACTCCGTTTACAATGCCGGTTATGCTATCTGGTTTTGATAGAAAATTAATCGCTGTGTCTATAAGTTGAGTTACGCCTGAATTTGCAATGATATCAACAAAACCTGCTTTAATTTTATCTAAGAATGCAGCAATTTTTTCTTGAGCAGATCCAGTAGCTAATGCTTGATATTGTTGTTTTTCTTGTTCGTTAGTTATGTCTTGTAAAGTAGCATATTTTTTCTTAGCCAATTCGTATTGCTGAGTGGCATTCATTTTATCTGTGGCTCCGATATTTTTTAAGAACTCTTGTTTCTTAAGCATATCCGCCATAGAATCTCTGGTCATACCCATTGCTTCAGCTAGACTCTGCTGCTGAATTCTATTCATTTTTAAGAATTCACCAGCGCCACCAGTTTGTTTTGTAATTTCTTCAGCTGCTGCAGCTAAATCGTTATTTAAGAATGCTTCTCTTGCTTTAGCTAGGTTTATGTCTTTTCCTGTTAACAATTGTGCTTCCATCTCTTTTGAAATGCTCGATTCAAAATCCAAGAAAGAATCAGCCATTCCGTCCAATTGTTTTAACTCAAGGCCCATTGCTTTTGTTTGCAATAACGCCTTTGTCATTTTTTCTGGATACTTGGCAAAACTTAAACCTAAATAACCACCTAAATTACTAACCTCTTTTAATACCGCTTTGTAGTCTTGAGTTGCTAAACCTGCTTTTTTAAGATTCGCAACTTGCTGTATAATATTACCAACAATATTTTTTGATTCTTTTCCGGTTATAGTTGCGGCTTCTGCAATTCTAGCTTGAGTTTCGGCATCTACTCCAAGAACTTGATTTAATCTAATATTAGTAGCAAGAATTTCATTAGATAAAATAGAGGTAGTTCCTAAAGTTTTGCTTAAACCAATTTGAGCTTCGTACAATTTTTTAGAAGTTACAAATAAATCGTTTGTATTATTTGCAAAATCGCTAAATTGATTGTTTAAAGCTAGAGCTTCGTCTTTGCCTAAACCGAGTTCACGACCCATTTTAACGACCTGAGAATTTGCGTTGACTGCGAAATCAAAGAATGTCGCCATCATATCGACCAATCCACCCAATAATCCGCCAACCAAAGGAATCTTTTCTAAGAATCCGCTAATTGGTTTTACTAGATTTTGAATAGGTCCGTCTGCTAATTCTCCTCCGATAGATTTCATTCCGCTAGACAACATCTTAGTGGCTCCTGAAAATACATTCATTAAAGACTTTCCAATCTTTCCGGCTATAGCGCCTAAAACTGCTGGATCTTTTAGAGAATTTAAAGCTCCCGTAAACATTGCGCTTAATCCGGATCCAAATACTTTAAAATTTGTAAGTAATTGACCAGGCGCAGCTTTTAAATTGTTGAAAACGTTTTTGAATCCATTTCCTAAAGCTGCAGGAGCATTTTTAATTCCATCGACAAGAGATTTTCCTGTGTCTTTTGCTTTTGTTCCTAATCCTTTAAAACCGTCTTGTATTTTTTGAAATAAATTTCTATTATCAGGATTTATTAATTTCTGTTGAGCGATTCTTTCGTTTTCTGCTTGAATTTGTCTAGCTTTTAAAACCATAGCTTCGTAAACATCATCTCCGATTCCAAGCTTTTTAGCAAAATTTTCAAATACAGTACCGGTAATACCGATAGCGCTACGTATTTCTTTTTCTTTACCTAACTGATATTCTAAATCTTTAGTTGTCTCTTGTAAAACTTGTTGACTTTTCTTTCTAGCTATGTATTCGCCTTGAAGTGGAGTTAATCCCTCTTGTCTCCTTTCTATTTCTCTTTCGATATTACCCAAAGATATTTGAGCTAGAGAAGCAGTTTTTGTATCACCGCTTATTTTTGCATCTAGTAATCTTTTTTCTATTTTAGATTTTTCATCTAACTTATTAAGATACGATTGTGCGTCTTGAAGTTGGCGAGTTCCTGTTGTTTGTAATTTACTTTCGGTTTCTGCTATTTTAGAAGCTTGAATAAATTCTTGAGATCTTGTCTTATTAATGTCCTGTTGAATTCTTTTGATGTCCAGACTAGAGGTTCTGAATCCATCTATAGAAGATCTTACTTTATTATAGCCAGTAAGCAATTTACCCAATTCCCTAACCTGATCTTTGATAATGTCATTAAAGTCATTACCATCCCTTAATATCTGTTTTAACGAGTCCCTTAAGTCTTTAGCTGAATCGGCTGCTTTAGCAGATTGCGATGCGTCCATACCGGGACCTGAAGGGTTATTAGGATCTGCCATATTGATTGTTAACTAAAAATAAATATTTAAGCCTTTGGTTTTACCTTAGATACAAACGTGGGCTTGTCTTCAGACTTTGGCTTGGCAAACTCTGGTATGACTACTTTTGAATTATCTGTCTTGTTTGTGAGGACTTTATCGTTATCTTCTTGCATTTGACGTTGCCTTTCTAAGTGTTCGTTGATCTTTTTAATATTGAAACGACGCTTAGGTACATCCATCTGCCAAACTTCAGTGTAAGTAAAACCTCCACCACCGTGATATACGAGGTCAAAAACCTCGGTCATGAATACTGACCTATATTCCGCTCCCGGGAAAAAAGAATTCCGCCGTCATTGGCATGTCAGATGTGACCTCCTCTCCACCTTTTGTAGTGAAAGTGATCTGACTATCGATGTCCGGAGTCATAGAATCCATATAACGTCTTAACGGCATAGAATCTATTGAAAGTAGGGCACCGCTGTCGATGAACTCTCTGATGGTCTTTGTTGAATAATCTCCGTTAACCGAAGTAATTTGATGCTTTAATTTGGTAGTCAACAAACCTGGTGCTGCGTCTCCCAAATTCTTTTTCAAGCCTTTTACCTCTTCGTCGATCTTCTTGTCGTCTGAGATTGTAAGTAATTTGAATGTAATAACGTTCTTGGTGCTTGGCAATTCGAAAGAGTACTCGTTCTTTTCGTTCAATGCACTAACGTCTACGTTTTTGTATCCAACTGACTGTAAGTTACCAACAACCGTCTCAACTTCTCCTGTGGCAGGATTATAGTAGTCAAAAGAGTAGTCTTTACCGTAAGCCAATATACGAGCGGCTATAAGAAGCGCATTGCGATCGCCCAGAAGCAGATCCTCATACTTTATTGGAGTTTTAATAAGAGATTTAAGCATGTTCTCAATAGCTAGACCTTGACGTAACAGGTTAGCATTGGTGAGAATGTCTTCCTCTCTAGCGGTCATGTATTTTAACTCAATTTGACCTGACGATGCAGGATTTTCTTTTGGGTAGATCAAGCCTTTTGAAGGAAGATCTATCATTTCGGTAGGAACCTGAAACTTTTCTGCCATAAACTATGTATTTTATTTATAAATATACCCCATTCAAATTTCCGGGAACAAAAAAAGACCGCAGTGAAGCGGCCTTTCTTATATTGTATGTTATTAGTATACTAGTAGTTCAAGATAGCGTAGTCCATACCAAGACTCAAAGTCAATTCGGTAGGATCTGAAGTAGACCAATCGTAAGTTCCGAAGTTTGCTTCTTTGATGAAAGCGCCCTTGCAGATCCACTCAGATACGATATCACCAACTGGACCCAAGATTGATAAGTTGATATCTTTCTTGTAAAAGTCAGAGTAACCGTTTCTACCGGTAACTGACTCATGGTGTAAACGTACCCATTCCATAATAGCTTCTTGGCCTGATGGACTGATTGGGTTGTACAATGACAAACTGATATCTTTCCATTCAGCTTTACCTTTGATCTTACGGTAAACGTTGATATGGTCGATTTTGATCTCGTTTAAAGTGATACCTGGAGCATCTGCTTTTTTGATCATATATGAAGGAATGCCATCGATGTACATTACGAAGCGATTTGAAACTGTAGGTTCAAACGCTGTAAACATGATTTCATTTGGGTCCAATACTGGCATGGTCTATTGATTTAGTTATTCTTTTATAAATATCGTTATAACTTATTTTTTCTTTTCGGCAACTTTCTTCGTCTTCATATCGCTTTTGTATTGAGCGTCTTCTCTTTCTGCTTTTTTCTTTGCTGCTGCGGCTTCTGCTTCTTTCTTTTTAGCTTCTGCTTCTTTCTTCGTTTTCATATCGCTTTTGTATTGAGCGTCTTCTTTTTTAGCTTCTCTTAAAATTTCTTCAAGACCGAAGTGACCATTTTCTGCGCCGTGACCTTGACCTGGTCTGTTACCGCCCATTGATTTGTTGATAGCGCCAGTAATACCTGCTGCTTTTTTATAAGCTTCTGGATTCTTCTTTTTTACGTAGTTCCAAAATTTGTCAACAACTAATGGAGACAAACCTAAAGCTGCGATGCCTGAAGCAATTAATCCTGCATCAAGAAGTGCGTTTTCGTCTAATTCTGCTTCTTGCTCTTCTTTTACAGGAGCTTCGAAGTTTTCTTTGATCATCAACTTAGCCTTTACGCTTTCGTATAAATGAGCTGGTACTTTAATTCTAATGATTGTATTATCGTTCATTTTCTATTTTGTTTGATATTATTGGCCAAATGTTGCTCCTGTAGGTAAAACGTTGAAGTCTAATTGAATAAACTCTGCAGTTTTAGTTGGTTGTAAGTAGATAGATCCAACTAATTGATTTCTATCGATTACATCAGGAGTATTATTACTATCGTCCATTACTACTTGGAATGCGTACAAACCTTGTCTTTGTTGAACTGATTCTAAATAAGGGTTAACTTGACTTAAGAATCTGTTACGAGTAACTTGTGTGTTAGGCTCGAATACAATAGTTTGTGCAACTTGACCGATGTAGTCTTTAAGAGCGATCAACAATCTTCTAACGTTAACTCTATCTAATGCAGATGGTCTGCGTTGTAAAGTCTTTTGACCGTAGATAACTGTACCAACGCCTGGGAAAGTAGCGATTGGATTGATTGAACCTTGGTAAACTCTATCTCTATCGTTAGAAGATAATTTACGCTCAGGTTGAAGAGCTGTTGGTAAACCGCCTCTGTTTAAACCGGCTGGTGCGAACCATTCTGCTCCAACTCTATCGTTGTATTCGTAAGCAGCAGGAACAATTGTAGAAGCTGGGATAAATGCTAATTTACCAGTCTCTCTTGATCTTACTTGAACCCAAGGCCAATAAGCTGCGGCGTATGAGTTATCGAATCCAGCAGCTTGAGAAAGCAATGTAGGAATAGATTGACCGTAACCAACCATATCAACTACAGCTATAGAGTCACCTCTTGTTTGTGCTGTGTTAACTAAGCTTGTTACTTGGCTTGTAGCGTTTACTGCTGTTAAGCCTGGTGCATATAATATGTTGAATTTATAAGAGTCTTTATTTCCTAATAAATTGATAGCTGTATTGTAGTCAGAAGCATAAACGCCTTGTACGTTTGTGTTGTTAACTGCAATAGTTGAAGCTACGTTAGCAATCGTTTCGAAGAAGTTTACAGGCTCTTTACCGAATGAACCGAAGATAGCTCCTGTAGCAGCTCCGAAAGAACCGTTATAAGAACCAGATCCTACGATTGGTAAAGATGCTGTATATTGAGATTGTGCTTGACCGTAAGTGTTCAAGTAACCTGGGGTTGGAGTGGCTACTGACTTAACTCTGATATACTTGCTCTTGTTTTGATAAGAACCTGTAATTTGTAAGTAGTAGTTACCTAAATCGTCAGTTGTTACTGTTTGTGTTTGATCACCAATTACATAAGAGATGTAGTTGTTTTGATTCGGATCCAAAGAAAGATTATTCCATGTTTCAAGAATGCTCTTGCTATTCTCGTAGTCATCACCTCTTCTAACGATCATGTTGAAAATACCAGAACCAGTGTCGGTAGAGGTAATTTCAAATCTTAAGTTAGCAGAAGATCCAGAAACCAAAGCTCCGTTAGATGCACTAGTTTGGAAAGAGGCTGCGTTGTTATTCATTACAGATCCAACTGATAAAGTTTCTAGAACGAATGCTGTAGTACTAGCTGCATTTGTAATAGAAGCAGTGGCTGGTGTGTAAGAACCAGAAGCTACTCTAGTTACTAACAATGA